ACAAAATACGGCAAATACTCTGACGCAATTATCTTTCCAGATGATGAGCCTATGACAGAAGAGCAGATTGCCACTGAGAAGCAGCGCCGTCTTGATAACTGGATTGCGCTCATTGAAGCGCCGATAACGCCAGAAGAGCCAGCGCCAGAACCAGAGGCGTAAGCCGTGGCGGATAGATATTGGGTAGGCGGCACAGGAACGTGGAACACTACGTCCACAACAGTTTGGTCTGCTACATCGGGCGGAGCATCTGGCGCTTCTGTGCCTACCGCTGCCGATAGCGTTTTCTTTGACCAAGCGGGAACATTCACTATTACCCTGACGGGCGCTTTACTGTGCCTTGATATTACGGTTTCTGCCGGGACATATACGTTTACCAGCACTGGTACGATAGCTATCAGTGGCTCTATGTCGTTGCTGGCGGGGACTGTGTGGGACGCCACAGGCAACCTTACGTTTAACGCTACAACCACAGGTAAGACAGTCACAACAAATGGCGTGATTATGTCAGGGAATATAACATTCAACGGCGTTGGCGGTTCATGGACGCTCGGTAGCGCACTAACAACGACAGCATCACGCTCACTCACGCTAACCAGAGGAACGCTTAACCTAAGCACATTCACGCTGACAATAGGTGCGTTCAGTTCTAGCAACGCTAACACTCGCACTATTGCTTTTGGCACTGGAAACATTACGCTCTTGTCTAACGGTTCGCTTTGGACAACATCTACAACTGCGGGGCTATCAACCACAGGCACTCAAGTAGTCAATGTGTCGTACACTGGCGCAAGCGCAGTAACGATAACGTCTGGTTCGCTAAACGAAGCTAACAGCATCAGCTTTAATTACACGGCTGGCACGTACTCGCTGACGCTCTCATCAGGGACACAGCGCAACCTTAACTTCACAGGCTTTGCAGGAACAGTCAGTAACGCCGCGCAGTTCATTTACGGCAACCTCACACTGGCGGCAGCGGCTACCTACACGGGTGGCCTATCCTCTTGGACTTTTGCGGCTACATCCACTGGCAAGACAATCACTACTAATGGCAAGACAATGGACTTTCCCATTACGTTTGACGGCGTTGGAGGTTCATGGATACTGCAAGATGCGCTGACAATGGGGTCAACGCGAAGGCTATCACAGACTAACGGGACGCTTGACCTTAACGGTAAGACGCTGACTGTTGGCTCAGATTACAGAACCGCTACTGGAACCAAAAATCTGACGTTTAATGGCGGTACTTTGGTCTGCCCCGCGGCTTCGGCTATAGCATTCAACAACCTGCAACCCACTAATTTTACGACAACCGCTGGAACTGGCACCGGCACAATATCAATGGCATCAGGATCGTCTACAGCCAGAACATTCGTCGGCGGCGGTTCCACGTTCAACTGCACTTTAAATTTGAGTGGTAATGGAACTGGCACTACGATTACGGGCAACAATACCTTTAACGACATTACCAACTCATTCATTACATCAGCAATTAGTGTAAGTTTCGCTGATGGGTCTACTAACACATTTAATAACTTCAATCTAAAGGGTTTCTCTGGAAGCAATGTTGGAATTAATAGTGTAGCTACACACACGCTTTCAAAAGCATCAGGAACGGTGTCATCTAACTTTTTATCACTGACCAATTCCATCGCAACAGGCGGCGCAGCTTGGTACGCAGGGGCCAACAGTACAGACGACGGCGGCAACACGGGTTGGATTTTTGCAGCAGCACCCGACACAAACACTGGTAACTTTTTCAGCATTTTGTAGTAAGGGCAGACCATGAGCGTCCATTCAGTCTTAAATCATTTGGGCGATAACGTGAAGTATAGTGTGGCCAACTCTACCAGGGGCTTAAAATTTGACGATAAGGATAAAAGATGACTCTTGTTTCTGAAATCATTACTGACGCTTTTAGGCAGAGCAACCTTTTAGCCATTGGCTCTAGTCCCACCACTAACCAACAAACTGAAGCCTTGCGTTACGTCAACCGTATCGTAGTCTCAGTCTTAGGCAACGAGGCAGGGGAAAACCTAGAAGCATTTGCTTTAGGCGGCAACAACATTGAAGCTCCCTCGGGCTATCCTTGGTATGGCGAAGCACCTTTTGGTGATTGGTATTTGCCAATGAACAAACGGGTAATGCTAAACCTGACACAATCAGCAACGATTCCCCTGCACCCAATGCCTTCAGACGGTGCGCGGTTTGGTGTAGTAGATACGTCTACTAACCTAGCCACTAACACAGTAACAGTTATTGGTAACGGACGTACAATTGAAGGCGTCTCAAGTATAGTGCTTGACACAGACGGTCTAAAACGACAATGGTTCTACAGGCAGGACCTTGGCAACTGGATGCGGATTACAGACCTAATCCTTACGGATGAGTTTCCGTTTCCGTTAGAGTTCGACCAGATGTTTATCACCTTGTTGGCCATGTCAATAAACCCGGCATATGGCGCATCAATTGATGAGCAGCTTAGCATGTTGTATACACGAGCCCGCTCTCAGTTTCGTGCACGATACCACAACGCAATCCAAACTAACTCAGAACAAGGGTTACTTCGTCTCTCTGGTATCTTTGGCAATTCGCGCTTCTACGAACACAACTATTTGTCTGACCCTGAAACAATATTTGATAGAGGTTATCCGTGGTAAGCATCAGCTTTAACAAAAGAGATTATCGTCGTGGTGTAGCCAATCAGGCTAACCTGCCTCTTGAGAATCGGTACTACGAACAAAACCCCGTACTAACCGATGAGGGCACAGCTCTTCTTGCACGACCCGGTACTAGGAAGTTTCTTGAAAGCGGGCCCGGCCCAGTACGGGCAGTGTTTAGTGAGCCCGGAGTATTTGACGATGCGCTCTTTTTTGTAAGCGAAAACGAATTACACGAATTTAATAGTTCGACTAATGTCGATACAAATATTGGGACTATCACAGGCTTTGAAACACAGGCTGCTGTATCCTTTGCAGCAACGGGTAACATCGGAGAAGAAATTCCTGAACATCTGTTTATTGCAGATGGCGCTATTCTTTGGGTATACACAGAAAATGGCTTTGCTCGAGGAACTCTTACAGCTTCGGGTTTGATTGCTAATAACGATGTAATTCTTATTGATTCTGTATATTATCAATGGAAAAGTGGAAGTGTTGATGGAGGTACTCCTGCGGGTACGTTGGCAAGTCCTTGGCATGTACACTTGGGAGCTAGCAACGCAGAAGCTTTGACTAATATGTACAAAGCTATTAATGATAGTGGTATTCCTGGTACAGATTACAGTACACTTCTTACCATTCATCCTACTTGCACATCAACTTTTGCAGGCAGTAGCAGTCTTGTCGTACGGGCAAAAGCCGCGGGCATTGTCGGTAATGGTATTGTTACTACAGAAACAGGCGCTAATATTGCTTGGGGTTCAGGTACTCTGACGCTCGGCGGCACTCCTTCCTTCCTACAAATACCTACGCCTGATGACATTGGTGTTATTGACGTATTGCATATTGCTTCTTATGTTATTGTCATACCTGCTCAAAGCGAGGGAATTAACGGGCGTTTCTATTGGATTGAACCAGGAGAAACTTCTATTGATCCGCTGAACTATGCTACTGCTGAATCTGCGCCAGACTCTATATTACAGGTTATTGGATACGGAGATCAATTCTGGCTTTGTGGTTCTTCAACTACCGAAGTATGGTTTCCTAGCGGAGATCCTGCTGCGCCAATGCAACGTCTCAAAGGGGTTGCCTTTAGTCGCGGTATTTGGGAAGGAACTGCTGTACAAGTTAAGGACTCTTTGATTATCGTAGACAACGAAGGCGGAGTCTTTCAGGTATCGGGAGGAGTCAAACGTATATCTTCTCCAGATATTGAGGAGCGTATTCGTAAGGCTATTATGACGCAAGAATTGTTAACTTAATTTAAGGTGCTTATATAATGTCAATTTCTCACATGGACAACTTCTCAATCTACGGCACTACCACTTCTTTAATGCTTAATGGTATTTATGCGGAAGTTGGTGGTGAGTCAGGTCCGGGGTCAGCTCCAGCTCTGTCTGCCGACCCAGACGGTGTTTCAGGGGGGAAAGTTCTCAAAATGACCCTGACCACCGGCGCCCTTAACAACTACACCCGCGTTAGATATGCGTTGCAAGGCTCTCCTCAACCCGTTGTCGGCGTTGCTCAACGTGTGTGGCTTGAAAATTTACCGCCTGACGATGTTAGTCGAAAAGTCTGCCCTGTAAACTGGCGAGACGCTTCAAACAACCCGCTTTTTGCTATTACAATAAACCCAACAGGTCGTCTTGAAATTAGATCAGGCAACCACACTGGTACGGTTCTCGCTACAACCGCAGCCCCTGTTATTATTTCAAACGCCTGGCTCCACCTAGAATCAAGACTTACTATCGCAGGAGCAAGCGGAAACGTTCAAGTTCGCGTCGAAGGCGCCACTGTACTTGACGTTACCCTAAACACTGGCGCAGTCAATATTGCAGGCGTGTCAATCATTAACGACCCTGACGCTTCTTCCGCGGGTACTATTTACTATGTTAAAGACTATGTAATTTGGGATGGACTTGGTTCAACTAACAATAATTTTCTTGGCTCCGTAATTGTTACGTCGCTTTTGCCCGACTCTGATGTCGCCCTTAACTGGGCCCCAACAGGAGCGGCAAACGGCTATAGCATCTTAGACAATATCCCGCCGACTGATGCCGCTTTTATTACAGCAATTACTCCGCCTCCGGCTCCATATCAAGCAACACTAACTAACTTACCGCCAGACGTTACGTCAGTCAAGGCACTGATGACAATAGTGCGGGCAGCTAAGACAGACGGCGGAGATGGCAGCTTACAGATATCGGTTGTTAGTGGGGCCAGCACGGGTAACGGAACAAATAGGCCAATCACTGTAGCGCAAACCTACTGGAGAGATATCTT